GCCGCGGTCTTCTTCCGGTCGAGCTCGGCGTCGTCGTACTGGTCGAGCAGGAACAGCCGCACCATGGCGGGCGCGATATGCGGCAGCCCCCGGATCTGGCCCGCGTCTATGGGGCGGTAGATGTGGAGCACGTCCCCAGCCGGCACGCGCACCGTCTCCGGCACCGCCACGCGCCGATCCGTGCTGTCGCCGGGATGGCTGCGGCGGAAGTGATAGGCCACGCGCCGGCCGATTGCGTCGAACTCGATCCCGCAGCGGACGCGGTTGCCATTCGCAGCCGTCTCCGTCTTCTCGAAGGGCAGCATCTCGGACTGTAGAAGCTGCAGCTGCACCGGGACGAGCAGTCCGTCCTCCGCCCGGCGCGGGCGCAGCCGGACGAAGCATTCGCCCGCGACGAACATCTCGCGCGCGACCATGGCCTGCAGGCCGTAGAAATCCGTCAGCCCATCGGCGTCGGCCTCGTCGGTCCAGGCGAGCCAGAGCCGCTGGACCCGGTCTCGGAGATCCGCGTCACCGATCAGCGAGGACGGCTTGATCCCGTCGCCGACGAGGTTCGCGGCGAAGGCCTCGCAGGCATTGGCGGCATAGCCGTTCGTCACCACCAGCTCTCGGGACCGCGCCAGGAGCCGCGGCCCGCCAGAGGCGACCAGCGCGTTGATGTTCTCGAGCGGCGGATTCCAGCCACGCAGCCGCCGCTTCGCCATGGCACCTTCGAGGCGGGCGCGTACGGCAGCTGGGCCGCCGGAGGACCGGCGGCGGAAGCGGTCGAAGATGCCCATGGGTTCAGAGAGCCTTCGCCGTCGTCACGCGCACCTGCCGCACGATCCGCCGGCCTTCGGCCGCAGCGATCTCGCGGTCCAGCGCCTCGATGGCCCGGTCGATCTCGGCCACGCTGCGATAATCCACGGTCTTGCCGTCATAGCTGACCCGCGCCACCCCCGAGGACCGCTGCGCGGTCAGTGCATCGCGGAGGTCGCGGAGCTCGGCTGCCGTGGTCATGGATCACCTCAAGCTGTTGATGCAGGCCAAGTGACGCCGCCCTGACTTCGCGCGGTGGCGGTCGCGGCGCGGCTCGGCCATAAGAAGGGCATGGACTCTCTCGCCAACAGATCGATTGCCGAACTCCTCTCACTGCACGCCGCGACAATGGAGGAACTGCGGACGAGGAACGTTCTTCGCTCGGCGAACAATCCCACCGGCGATCTTGCCGAATACCTGTTCTGCGAAGCGTTCGGCTGGGACCAGGAGAACAACTCCGCAAAGGCCTTCGATGCGACAGGCGAAGATGGGACCCGGTACCAGATCAAGGGACGCCGCATTCACCGGCGCAACGGTTCGCGGCAATTGTCCGCGATCCGCGACCCAGAAGGTTTCGACATCCTGGCCGCCGTCCTATTCGACGACGAATTCAGGATCCTGCGCGCCGCCCTGATCCCGGCCGGCGTCGTGCGCGACCACTCGAAGTTCATCGAGCACACAAACAGTCACAAGTTCCTGTTGCGCGATGCAATCTGGGACGTAACCGGCGTAGTCGACGCGACCGAGCGGCTGCGCGCCGTCGAGGGGCTCTAACCCAGCTAGGACATGTAGCTCGACCGCCGCGTCCGCCGCCGCGGCCCCGAGCGGGACTCGGGCCGGGCTGGCGGCTCGCCGCCCGCCGCGCTCTTCAACACTGTCAGTTGCCGCTCCAAGTCCTGCCAACGCGCCTCCGACCACCGGTCGGCGCCAGCGATCCAGGCGGCGGCGCGGGCATAGACCCTTGTGTCCAGCGCCTCGTTGCGCTCGCGGAGCTTCTGCCATTCGAGCCGCGCGAAGCCGCGTTTCGTCCGCACCGTCACCAGCTGCTCGGCGGTCAGCTGTTTCAGCCATTCGCCATCCGCCCAGTCCGGCAGATGGATCGTGCCGGGCGGGCACAGCGCGCCCGCCGCCTGTTCCTCTCTCGTCGGCCGGTCCTGCCGCAGGAAGCGATAGGTCTCGGCCTTGAAGGTCGAGGTCGCCACCGTCCAGAGCCGGGCTCCACGGCGGAGCCGCTTGCCCGCGACGGTCGCATCGACGTAGGTCGGCCCGGTCACTGGGCTCGTCCGGGTGAACCCCTCGACGCCCTTCACCGGCGCCACCTGCGCGAAACCCACCTGGCGCGACCAGGCATAGACCGCGCTCGTCTCGTAGCCGGTATCGATCGCGAGCCGGGCGAGCGCCATCGGCTGACCCGACGCGTGCGTCCATGTCCGCCCCAGCAGGTCGGTCAGTTGCTGCCAGCAGGCTGGATCGCCGGGGCCGCCCTCGAGTACGAGGTGGTCGACGAGCCAGCTTTCCAAGCCCCGACCCCAGGCCCAGACGTCGACCTCGATCCGGTCCTTCTGCACGTCGGCGCCCGCGGTCAGGAACAGGCCGCGCTCGGGCACCGTACCCGGCGTCCATGCCTCGCGCCGGTCGGCCAGCCGCTGCCAGTCGGGTGCCTCGCCGGTTTCCATCCAGGTCTCGCCGAGGATCGTGTTCCGGAACGCCCGCATCGCCTCGTCGCTGCCCCGTGCCGCCTCATGCGCCCGCGCGACCCGCTGCCAGCTGAGCCAGCCCACCGGCGAGTAGAGCGCCGAAAGGTGATAACCGACCGTCGTCGGATCGGTGGCCGTGGCGGTCGCGCGCCACTCGCCGCGCTCGAGCATCCTCGTCTTGTGATGCTCCGCGATGGGCCGTTCGCAGCCCTCGCAGTGATACTCGGCCGTCTCGGGCCGCCCCTTCTCCCAGCGCAGCCGCTCGAAGCGCAGCCATTGCATCGCGGCGCAATGCGGGCACGGCACGAAGAACCGGCGCTGGTCGGAGGCCTCGAACTCCCGCTCGATCCGGGAGAGCCCGCGGATCGTAGGGGTCGAGACAAGGAACACCTTGCGCCTGTGGGCGAAGGTCAGCGACCGCGCCTCGGCCAGCGTGACCGGATCGCCTTCCTCGTCGGCCGAGGCCGGATAGGCGTCGACCTCGTCGAGGAAGATGTACCGCGCCGGGGTGGACCGCAGCCCGACCGCCGAGTTCGCACCGGTCATGATCAGGATGCCGCCCGCGAACTCCTTCGACAGCATCGTGTTGCCCGCGTCGCGAGACCGGGCGGGCTTCACCCGCTCCCGCAGCTCGGGGCTCTCGTCGATCAGCGGGTCGATCCGCTGGCGGGAGTTGCGCTTGGCGAGTTCCACCGTCGGCTGGACCGCCAGCATCGGGCCCGGCGCCTGGTGGATGGCGAAGCCGATCCAGTTGTTGCCGGCCTCGGTCGCACCGACCTGCGCGGCCTTCATGAACACGATCCGCTGCGTGGGATCGCCGGGCGACAGCCGGTCCATGATCTCGCGCATGTAGGGCGTGCGCACCGTGCGATACCGCCCCGGTTCGGCCGAGGCGCGACCCGACAGCATCCGGTGCCGGTCCGCCCATTCCGAGACGGTCAGGTCCGGGTCGGGCCGCAGCCCGTTGCCCCAGGCGCGCAGGATCTCGCCCGCGCCGTCGAAGTCCGTCAGTGCGTCATCATCACCGGAAGTCGGGCCGGACCTCGGCGAGTTCGTCGAGGTGGGCGCGTACATGTTTTTCCAGGACCCTCTGCATCGCGGCTGGCTCCAGGGTGATCTGCTGGCCCGTCGCGTCGCTGGACGAGGCCGAGAGCTCTGCCGCCATCAGCGCCGCCGCGCGCGCGGGCCAGTTCACCCATGCGTCCCGTTCCTCCCGCGCCAGCCGGAACACCAGCGCCAGCGCGCGGGCCCGCTCGATCAACTCCCCCTTCAGCTTCTGGAGCCGGATGCGCCGCTCCTGCGCCTTCAGCACCTCGTTCGCGGTCTTCGCCTGCAGGAAGGTCGTGCCGCCCCCGACCGCCGGGACCGCCAGACCCTGTTCGCGCAGCGTGTCGCCGACGGCGGCCACGGCAGCTTCGGGGACGGGCTTCAGCTTCGGCGCGGGCGGTTTCCTCGTCTTCGACGGGTCCGTCGTTTCCGCCCGCCGGGCGTCGCTGGCGGCCGCGTTGATGCTGCCGTCGGGATAGAGGACGAGCCGCCCCGCCGTCTTCGCCTTCTGGATCGCGCCGCGCGACAGCCCGACATGGGCGGCATACTGGCGCTCGCTCATGCCCTGCATCGCCGGCCCCGATTATCATTCAATGTCAGGTGCTTATCGAGTTGATAAGCCGGGCGCGTGGAGCGAACTTCGATCCCACAAGGACGATGCAACTCACCCGGAGCCACCACGATGACAACCCACCTGAACCCGATCACCACCCCGCGCCACGAACTCCGCGCCGAGAAGGCGCGCAGAAACAAGGAGGCAGCCCTGAACGCCTTCATCGGAAAGAAGGCCGAGATCGACGAGATGCTCGCCCGCCTTCAGGCGCTCAGCGACGACCATTTCAACTGCGCCCCCGACGAGGTCGGCTGGGCGATGGTCGGCACCCTCGAACACTACGCCAGCCTGCTGAAGCGCATCACGGACAGCGCCTTCGGCGAGGGCGAGCACGCCCGCTGATCTCCGGCACAGCCGGAACTCCCGCCGCGCGCCCTGCGCGGCTCGGGGTCGTAGAAGGCGCCGCATCACGCGGGCCCGAATACGGAGACGACCCCATGACCAAGCTTTCCGATACCCAAGCCATCATCCTCAGCGCCGCCGCCCAGCGGCCCGAGCACATCGCCCTGCCTCTGCCCGAGAGCCTGCGGGGTGGCGCCGCCGCCAAGGTGGTCGGCGCGATGCTCGCCAAGGGCTTCCTCGAGGAGGTCGACGCCGACCTGCGCAAGGGCGAGCCCGTCTGGCGCGAGACCGGCGACGGCCACGGCGTCACGCTGGTCGCCACCGACGCAGGCCTCGCCGCCATCGGCATCGAGCCCGAGGACGCGAACCCCGCGCATGCGGGCGCGACGAACGCGCCGACCGAGGCGCCCGCGCCGGTCACCCCCACCGAACCGGAGGCCGCGCCCAAGGCGCGCACGCCGCGCGAGGGCACCAAGCAGGCCACCCTGATCGCCATGCTGCGGATTGTCTGAACTACCGCTCCGGCTTCGCCGATTGCGGATCGTGGGCGGTCTGTCGGGGGCACATCGGCCGGTGACGTCGGCGATTTCGGGGTCTCTCTCGGCCGGAATGGCCGACATTGGCGTCTGAGGGCAGACTCCGCCTCATGCCATCAGTCTTCGTCGGACAAGGAACAGGTTGCCGAGTGCGAACAGCGTGAAGAGCTGCGCGCGGTTCTTGGCGAGGCCGCGGTAGCGGGTCTTGAGATACCCGAACTGCCGCTTGAGCACCCGGAAGGGGTGTTCGACCCGGGCCCGCACCATGGCGATGATCCGGTTGATGTCCGCGTCGACGGGGTGCAGCGCGCCGCCCTTCGGCGCCTTGCGCATGACGCCCCAGAATTTGCCGGGACCGGCGAACGCGGCCTCCCGCGCCGCGCTGACATAGCCCTTGTCCGCCCAGACCGACGTCTCCGCGCCGTGCAAGAGGTCGTCCCAGACCTGGCTGTCGTGGACCTTGGCGGTCGTGGTCTCGAGGCTGTGCACGATGCCGCTGTCGGCATCGACGCCGACATGCGCCTTCATGCCGAAGTACCAGGTGTCGCCCTTCTTCGTGGACGACATCTCGGGATCGCGGGCCCGGGCCTCGTTCTTCGTCGAGGACGGCGCGTCGATGATGGTCGCGTCCACCAGCGTCCCCGAGCGCAGCGTGATCCCCTGGTCGGCGAGGTGGCGGTTCACCTCCGCGAACAGCTGCTCGGTCAGATGGTGCCGCTCCAGGAGGTGGCGGAAGTTGAGGATCGTGGTCTCGTCCGGGATCCGGTCGTCGCCGAGCTCGATCCCCGCGAACTGCCGCATGGCGTCGCTGTCATAGAGCATCTCCTCGGCCATCGGGTCGCTGAGCGCATACCATTGCTGCAGGAAGTACACCCGCAGCATCGTCTCCAGCGGCATCGGTGGGCGCCCGCCCTTCGGCCCGGCCTTCGGGTAATACGGCTCGATCAGCGCCAGGAGCCGGGTCCACGGCACCACCGCCTCCATCTCGGCGAGGAACTTCTCCCGCCGCGTCTGCTTCTTCTTCATCGCCTGGCGGAGGCCGGGAAAGGCGGGCTGCTTGGGCATTGGCGGCGTCCTCTGCTGTCCTGCCCAGTCTACTGCAAGTCGCTCAGGCCGCGAGGTTTTTCAGATGATCCCTGCGTGCGCCGGACGGCGCGACCATCGAGGA